GGTTCCTCGACGAACTCGCGGGGCGGCCTTGCTTCGTATTTCTTGCATATTGCATCTTCTTCAAAGCCGCCCGATGAGGTGGCGTAGTGGTCGCACGATGCGCAGCATCGGGGAGGATTCGCGAGGACTTCAAGCCACTTTTTCACGGCGCTCATGCGTCCATCTCCTGGTCAGTATCTCGGCAAACTTGCCGCGTTGCGTGTATCTTATCACGCTTGGCGACGAAGCGGCATTCATGATGCGTGCTACTTCGTCGAGGTCGTCGGAAAGCGCCCAGCCAGGCGAGAGGCCCGCGTCGGTCGCGATGCGCGCAAGCAGTCGCCGAGCCTTGTCGCCTGCGTACCCGTCGTGGGCGATCGTCAGGTACTCGTCAACGGAATCGGTGAGGCCGGAATAATACCGCACGCGAAGCGATTCCTTGCCCGAGCTGCGCCCTACGTGCCGCCGCCATTCCCATGCGTCGACCTCAAGCTCGTGAACGTCGGAGGCAGGGCCGCCCATGATGTCGACGTCGCGCAGGACGAGCGTTTTCTCCTCGGGCGCGGGGAACTCGTTGCCGCACGCGGGGCAGACGCGCGCACTAGGATTCACGAGCTCGTTGCAGGCTTCGCAGACCTTCACGGGCGCTTCGCCGTTGCCCTTTTTCGCTTTGTTTGGCGGGCGCACGTCGAGGATGGGGCCGTGCGTCTCGATGACGCCCGCGAAGTCGAGAACGAGGCAATCGGTCTTGCCTTCGGCGGGCCGCATTCCTCGCCCCGCCATCTGCACGTAGAGACCCGGCGAGAGGGTCGGGCGCATCATGGCGATGCAGTCGACGCCTGGATGATCGAAGCCCGTCGTGAGCACGTTTGCGTTCGTGAGCGCGCGGAGCTCGCCGCGCTTGAACTCTTCGATGATGCGCTCGCGCTCCTTCTTCGGCGTCTCCCCCGTGATGCAATCCGAAGCGATGCCCTCGCGCTGAAGCGCGGAGCAAACGTCGCGCGCGTGCTCAACGCCGCAGCAGAAAAAGAGCCACGAGCGGCGGTCGCCTGCGAGGGCGATCGTCTCGCGCACGATGCGCTCGTTCTGCTGCGGCGTGTTCACCGCAGCTTGCAGCTCGCTCTCGATGTACTCGCCGCCGCGCGTGTGGACGCCTTCGGTGTCGAGCCCGAACTCGGTCCACTTGCTCCGCAGTCGCACGAGGTGGCCCCCGTACACGAGCTCGGGGATGGACACAGGCTCGATGAGCGCAGAGAAGAGCGCGCCGTCTTGGTCAATCATCCCGTGCCCGAGGCGGTACGGCGTCGCGGTGAGTCCGATGACGCGGAGCGCGGGGTTGATGGCGGCGAGGTCGGCGATGAAGTCTCGGTATCCGCCCTCGTCTTTGTGGCTCACGAGATGCGCCTCGTCGATGATGATGAGGTCGACGTGCCCTACGTCGGCGGCTCGCTTGCGAATCGACTGGATGCCCGCGAACGTAATGGGCTCGCCGAGCTGACGACGACCGACGGACGCGGAGTAGATGCCCATCGGCGCACCGGGCCAGTGTGCGCGCAGCTTCGCTGCGTTCTGCTCGATGAGCTCCTTGACGTGCGTGAGCATGAGAACGCGCGTCTCTGGCCATTGCGTGAGCGCGTCTTCGCAGAGCGCGGCGATGACGTGGCTCTTGCCGCTCCCCGTCGGAAGGACGAGGCACGGGTTGCCTGCGTTGCCCGCGGCGAACCAGGCATAGAGCTGGTCGATCGCGCGTTGCTGGTAGGTGCGGAGCTTCATCCGAGAATCCGCCCGCCGAACTTGGTTCGGAGCGCGACTAGGGGCGGGTCGATGCACGCCTTCGGATTCGCGACGATTTCGGTCGATGCGAAGCCTCTCACCTCATGCCCGTCGATGACGTGAACCGCGTCGCCGCCCTCGGCGTAGGAGACGGGCCACGGCACGAGGTCGCAGTGCAGCGCGTGGCAGTCGTGAGCCTCGCGCATCCAGTCGGTCGGCATCACGTGGTCGCCGTTGCGAGCGCACGTCCACGTGCTCTCAGGCGTCGCCGTCGAGTGAGCGCAGGTGCGGCAGTTGACTTCCTGCGTGACTTTCGAGCCGTGGCAGAGGTCGTGGGCGCTGCACCACTTGCATTCATACCACGTCGGGTCCGCGCTAATAGGCGGCGGAATCTCGTCCTGGAGCGCGATGCGTTGCCCGCGTGCGACGAGCTTCTCGGCGCGCTCTTTGTCGAGCTCGATGCGCTCGGTGTAGAGGCGATCGTCGTCTTTGCAAACGGCGACGTAGAGGGCGCGGTCGACGCCCGTTCCGAGCATGTACGCCTGCACCTGCGCGAAGTGTTTCGGGTGCGCCTTTTCAACGCCGTCCTTTTCGAGCGTGTCAAAGGACTTTCGAGCGTGCGTCTTAATCTCAAGGACGTGCGCCTTTTTCGGCGCGTCGGGCACGCCTGCGGTGATGATGCCGTCGATGCTTCCCGAGACGTGCGAGCCGAACTCGACGCGCGTCTGCGCCGTGCCCGTCGCGCGGACCTTCATGCCGATCGCGCGGAGGTCTTCGACGACGGTTTCCTCCTCGCGATGGCCCCTTCGGAACACGCGCAGGATGCGACCGGGGAAGCGCTCGCGCACCGCCCAGCGGAAGCCGAGCCATAGCTTGCGCTCGCACCTCTCGCCGAGCGTACTTGCGCCCATATGCGGGCGGAAACACTCTGCGTGGCTCGCGCGCTTCGCTTCGTGGGCTGCGTCGACGAGGGCCGCGATGGTGTGCTTGGGTTCAGGGATTTTCATGGCTTTTCTTTCTTCGTTGCCAGCTCCGCAAGCGCCTTGTCCCGCTCCGCTCGAACGCGGAGAAGCTCGTCTGCGAGTCTCCGCCGGTCTGCGCAGCAGTGCCGGTGCCCGTCGCAGGGGCTGCCGGTGTCGGTGTCGGTGGCTGCGAGCTGCGCCCGTGCCTCGTCGCGCTCTCTCGTGCGCTGCTCAAGGCGCTCCTCGGCGGTGAGGGCGCGTTCTGCAAGCTCCTCGACGTACGCGAGGAGCGCGGGAATGTCGGTGCGGGCGGCTGCGATAAACTGCGCATCCGGCATCGTTGGGCCGTAAACGCCCGCATCGGTTTCGACGAGCACAAGGCTATCCGTAAACCATTCGCCTTCTCCTTCGCCGTAGTCGCACCACTGCGGCTCGCCTGCGCCGGTGATCGAATCAACGATGGTGGTTCCATTTGGGTACGTCAGCGTCGAAACGCTCCATGGCCCCCGCGTCGCCGCATCGCAGCGCGCTCGGATTGCATCAAGGTCGAGTTCGCTCATGGCGCGGCCTCCGGTGCGGGAAACTGCTTATCCTCGGGAATTTCCATGCGCCGAATCCCGTCCGCACGCTCGCCCCCCAGCGCGCGATCTGCCCATCTTGCGATTGCCTCGCGCATGGCGAAGGCCCCGGCTGTGTAGGCGCTGTGTCTTGTCTCGATGCGCCGCAGGCGCGCGAACGTCTCTTCGGTGGACTCTTTCATGGTTTGCCTTCCAGTTTGTTCATTCGCTGTTGCAGCTCGTCGCGCTCGCGCGTCATTTGCTCAAGCCGCTCCTCGGCGGTCAGGGCGCGCTCTTTCAGCGCGCGAATCGCGCGGGGACTGGGGCTGAAGCCCGCCATAAGCCACTCGAACGCGCGTGCCTCATCTTCTGTGAACTTGGTGCTCATGGAGCATCTCCCGCAGCAGCCTTCGCCGCTGCGCGTAGCGCCGCCTTAACGGCGCGCCCTTCAATCTCGGAGATCGGGACCGCCCAGCGACCCCGGCGATGCGCTACGGCGCAACGTGTGCAGCCGTGGAGCGGCTGCTTGCGCGTTACGAGCGCGGGATACCCAACTTCGCTCGGCTGATTGCATCGCTTGCACGTGACCGCGAATCTCTGAAACCGAACCTTCTCGCCTGGGTTCAGGCAGCGAATCCCGGTCCACGTCGCCGACTCGTGAGGCACCGCGATGCGCTCTCTCTTGAGGCAGCCGCAGGAGCGAAGGCGATTGTGGCTCAGGTGATACGCCTTGCGGTCGGTGACGAGCTGGCCGCAGTCGCAGAGCGCGACGAGCGGGACCGTCGCCGTGACGAGCAGTCGCCCGAAGCGGTCGCCCACCCGAAGCGGGGAGCCGCCCGCAAGCGACGGCCCCCCATTCGGCTGAATCACTTCTTCGCCCATGGCGGCGTGGCCTTGGCGGCTGCGGTCTTCGTCGGCGCGGAGCCTTCGAGGGCCTTCGCGGCTGCGACCTCGTTCGATGCCTCGTAGCCGTTCGCCGCCTCGCGCACCTTCACTTTGATCAAAAGCACGCAGCCGCGAAGCTCGTCGGTATCGCGAACTGCCTTCTTTCCGATGGCTCGGCAGACCTCGGCGAGCTGCTGCCGCCCGATTGACTCGGCGGCGGGGTTGTCGTTCTTCACGTTGTAGTTTGACCAGACCTTGCGCCCCGCAGGGTCGGCGAGCGTGAATTCGACTCGGAGGTATTTCCCCGTGCCGGACTTCGTGTCGCGGGACTCCGCGGCGGTGATTGTCGCCGCGTACCAACCTGCGGGGAGCAGGTCGAACGAGCGGTCGGAAACGGGCACGTCGGAGGTGTCGAATGAGAATTCCATTATTTCGAGTCCTTGGTCGAGATTGAAAAGCTGGGACGACCTGCGGTCGTCGTGATGGCCCCGCGTAGCGGGGCTGTGATGGCGTCTGCTGCGCTCTTCCACGCGGCAGCGTTGATGTCTGCGGACCAGCGGAAGAGCGCCGTCAGGTGCTCGGTGAGGCCGTGCTCGGTGGCGAGCTCCTGGAGTCGGTCGGTGTTGACCTTGCGATTCAGCCGCCCCACGATTTTTATCGTGTGGCCCTGCTCGGTCCGGGTGTTCGTCGTGCCCTCGAATTGCGCGCTGATTGCGAGCAGGAGCGCGAGGCGGTCCTCGATGGCGCGGCGGGCCTCGACGGCCTCGCCTTCGGCGGTCTTCGCCGCGGACCAGGCGGCGGCTAGGGTGTCCAATTCGTTCACTTCGCACCTCCGATTTTGTCGATGACAGCGCCTAGGTCCGCGGGCTCCCAGGCGTCAAGACGCCCGCTTCGGTCCTTGGCGGTCCAGATGCCGTCGCCCTGCGTTTGCAATCCGCGAACGGGCTCGCCTGACTCGGAGCGCTCGACGCGAAGCGCGAGCACCTCGTCGAAGAAGTACGGCAATGCCTGCCCGAGCTTCGCGCCCGGCATCGAAGGCGCGTAGCTGACCTTGCCGAGCTCGTCGGCGCTCTTGTCGAGCTTCGCCGAAACGTACACGTGTCGCGGGAGGTCTCGGAATGCCCTGATGACCTCGGACATCTGGTCGATCATGGCCCCATACGCTTGGCGCGGGTCTTTCGCCGTTCGCTTTTCGGCGATGAGACAGACCTCGGCAATCTCCGAAATGCTGTCGATGGCGATGCTCTCGTAGCCGTGCGCCTCGTCGGAGCTGAAGAGCCAGGAATACGCCTCGTGGAGATCGGCCATGCTGCCGATTTCGATGTAGGGCAGGTCCGCGCCCTGAAGGCTCAGGAGGCCGCCTTCCGCCGATAGGGTGATTGGACTAGGCAGCGACGCGATGAGCGTCGTCTTGCCGGCTCCTGCTTGCCCGTAGGCGAGGATCTTGACCCCGCCCTGGGTTAGGGCAGAGGTTCGCTTGACTGAGATGGCCATCAGACGGCCACCAGCGCAGCGTCAAGGCGGACGCCAGCGCGCGCGGCGACCGCTTCGGCTTTGTGCGCCGCGTTGATTTGCGGCTGCGTTTTTGCCGACGCGGCAAGGGCGAAGTATTTTGCAGTTTTTGCAGCGTAGGAGGCGCGGAGCTTATTGATTTGCATGTGATGCCTTGGTGCAACCTTCAGGGAAATTCCTGGTCGTTGCACCCGAAAGGCCCGCCCTCGTGAGAGGAGCGGGCTGGGGTTTCAGAGGCGGGCAGCGAGGCACGTCCACGCCTTAATTGCGGGCTCGTTTGCGGCGCACCACGCTGGATTCTCAGACTCAATCCAGATGAGCGAAGCGTCCATCTCGCGGGCCTCCTCCACCGTCACCTCCCGTGCGCCGTCGGTGGGGTCGGCGTACTTGCAGAGGAGGCGACCTGTGGCTGCTGCAACCTTGATGGCTTGGTTTCCGGTAATCTTCATCGTCGTCTCGTTGTCTCGCCGGTCGGGTGATTCCGTTTGGCTCGATGAAGAGACTCTACGCCATGCCCCGCCGATGCGCTAGTTCTTTTTTCTGTTGCGTGTCGTTTTTTCCTATCCCCTGCGTTTT